GCAGACAATAATGATGACAACATACCTGACAATCCAGGTGAAATTCTCTACTACATCCCTACTCGTACAGGTCAGAAATCTACTCAGAATATTAACATAGGTTTTAGTGCTACCATATCAATACCATTAGATAAAGAAGCAAGAGATAAATGTATGGAAGCAGTTGCTTTGCATAATGAATATCGTATGCAGATGACTGCCAATAAACGCCTTGACTTTGAAATAGCTAGGTTAAAAAATTGTGGACAGATGAAAAAAGAGGGTATAGTTTTCCATCCAAAGTCTCCTTACTATGCAGTATGTGCTGACGTTATGTTAATCAACCCACCTGGTGTAGTAGGTGAGCACACTCATTCTATTGAACCTAATGGTGGTTTAAAAGACATTTCTATTGGAAACAATTCTAAGTTATAATTTTTTCTTTCTAGGTTTTAAAGGGGGTAGTCCTTTCTTCTCACGATATTTGTTTGTTATTATCTCACTCTTAGATAACCCACGATGAGTACCCATTTTCTTTTGAAGAGTAGCGATGGCTTTCTTTACAGCTGGTTTAATTAATCTCAATAGTAATGGCGTAGCAGCAGCTCCTGCTGTTGCAATTATTGCGATTGCTAGTGTCGTAGATGCTTGATTTGTAGAAGGTAGAAATTTCTCAGCTACTGTAGTTGGTTCGTACAATGTGATACAGGTTTTACCATCCTCACTAAGTTTATGACCAGTTACTTTCTCATCTCCAGACAAAGTAAGATCACCAACTCTTAAGTTACCAGGACCAGGACATTCTACTTCTTTGACACCAAGATTACCTGTAGGTGGAACCTCTGTAGGAGGAACATCAGGTGGAGGTTCTACAACAGGTGGTGGTGTTTCTCTCAGTATTAATAAATCTTCTGGTGTGTAATCCATCGCATCATACGTTGGATAATCTGCATCACAAAGAACCCTCGTCCCATTGGAGTCATCCTCCTTTAGGTTGGGGGTTTCTCTATTATCTGCTGCATCAGGGTGATACTTTACACAACCTGGCATGTTCACTATAGGTGAACCTATGTTTAATATAAAAGGATATACCTTTGTATGTGGAACATAATTGTATATGCCAGGTACTTCTATATTAGGTATGTTTACATTTTGTACCCCGATTTCGGGTATTTCCATTATAACTTAGGTATACCTGGTATTGCAGGACCTGTAGATTTTGGTAGAGCATCAGTGATACCACCACCTATACTAGGTATGACTGATTTCATTACTTTGCTTTTTACACCATCTATGATGGCATCCTTTTGAGTATAAAGATACACACCACCGCCAACAACGGAAAGAGATATAACGAAAGACGAAATAGCAAGTACATTAATAATTTTTTGCATGATATTTATTTGTCATTTGGGATAATTTTTACAGGAGCTGATTCAATCCTGATAGTTTGTGCAGGTGCAGTTTCAGATGCCTTAGCAATAAGAAACTCCATATCCTTTTTAGATATGTTAGCACTGCCAGGATCACTATCACTTTTCTTCTTCTTACCTCCCGTTTGAACGCCAAAAGTAGCTAAAGTGCCTGTGAAAACCGAAGCTATGAAAGTTGGATCAATCTTTTCTCCTGCATCATAACCTGGTATTTTAACGTAGTTCAAAGTTAAAATTCCTGCGGACCACACCAGAACGATCACTCTTATAAGTGTCGCTAAGTACATCAGTTGTTCTTCTTTATCATCAACTGCTTCTTTAAGTTTACCAAGAGGACCTTTTGGTTTTTCCTCGGCAACTTTTTTTGTTTCTGCCATGATTAAAAATTAGTCTGTAGTATTTATACTATTGATGCCAGAAAGTTCTTGTTCTTGGAAATACTTGTCTAGATGTTGTAGGTTTTAATTCTGTTACTCTTTCTCCTAATATATTCTGTAAACTTCCACTTGTAGCACGTGGATTTTCACAAAGAATATACAAATTAGGACTATCTTTCTGACATGTAGGGTCAGCAAAGTTTCCATCTTGTCCTAGAACACCAGTTGGATTTTGAACTATTATCTGACCATTCATACCACCATGCATTGAACATTGATAAAAATATGTACCAGGAACTGTTGGAGTCCAAACAACATTACCATCTACAGCATTATGATTAGCACCTTGACCTTGTACACCTGGTGCTTGATTACCTGTGCCACCACCTGCCTGTGTTTTTATATACAATGGATGATTGTAATATGTTCCAGTTTGATGTACTATAATTTCTCCACCCATACCACCATGAGCACCACATACGTAATAATACGTGCCTGGTACTACAGGAGTACCTGATTGTGGTCTTGTATCCCATCCAGTACCAGTAGTTGCACCTTGACCATATGTTAATCCTGTAGTAACTTGATCACCACTTCCTATAGATGGTATAGTTTTTATATAAAGTGGATGAGTACCCATGCTAACTGCCACTCCAAAATCAAGTTGATCTCCTACCTCTATATTAATAGTAGGTTTATTAGTCGTTGGGTTTTGCCCTTGACCATTACCAACATGCCAAGTTGTTCTATCACTCCATGCCATACCATATCCATTCACAGTGTTTGCACTTGTTATTTGAGCATACGCACTACTAGGTGGTGGAGGTACGAATGTTAAAGTATCACCTGCTGTACAAGTAATAGTTGGATTACCACCACTGACAGCACCATTAGCATCACTTCCAGTTATAGTATATTCGGATGAATTAAAAGCATTAACATTAAAGGTATAACTTGTAGCACCAGGTGTAGGACCCACGTCAAAATCCATGTCAGATTTAGAATGTTTTTGTAGGTAACCTAAAAGATCATTGTTAGTAAACCTCTCTGTGTTTGTTGCTAGACATGCAGCAATACCACAGACCTGTGGTGATGCCATGCTAGTTCCAGTTAAAGGGTAAAAATAATTCTCTCCACCATATTTTGTGTCAGAGAAACCAATGTTTAATACATTGCCATCACCATCTTGAATAACACCTGGTTTACCAAAGCAAGAAGGAATGTGTTCACCTGGTGCAAATACATCTATGTTAGGACCATAATTTGTTGAAGTATTTCTTATGAAATCTTTATCAGTAGATAGATTTCCCACATTTACTACTTTTTGACAGTTGTTAGGACTTGATCCTCTACAAAGATACTTAAGACTGGAACCACTTTGATTATTAAGCCAAACATAATTATCCCAATCTGGATGTTGAGTACCATCTGGAAGAGTTTCTGGAACCATATAACAATTACTATTACCAGCAGCACCAATAATAACTACTCCGTCTTCAATAGCATCTTCTACATCTGCAACTAAAGCAGAATTATGTCCAGGCAAAGGATTTTTAGAAGGATCAAGTCCAAAGTCTGCTGCTATTCCATTCAATGTCCACCCACTTGGGTTGGGATTACCATTTTGAGTATAACTACTTCCACGCCAACGAATTTCAACTATATTATTAATACCCCAAGTTTCTAAATTAATTATTAAACCCCAACTATGATTTGTTATTGTAGGATTCCTTCTACCAGTAGTGCTATTGACTGGTTTGTATCTATGGAATGCTCTTAAATAATCAAAAATTAAGAAGGTAGGCACAGGTGTTCCTTGACCAGCAGCATTACCTAAGACTTGCATATTGTAAATGTTTGCTTCATTTGCCCATCCATAAGTTTTACCAGCAACAGTTCCTGTTACATGAGTACCATGATATGATTTATTAGTTGCATTATCAAAATAATTACTATAAGGAGCACTGGGTATGGTCTGGAAATCATCATCAATACTACTAACGTAACTATTCAGTTGACCATACCAATCATACTGAACATATCTTGTTTGATTTGTACTAGGACTATCCCATTCTTTGCAATCATACGATGCTTGATTATCACATGTAACTATATCAACATGTTTACCATTATTAAAAATAGGTGCGGTTGCAGTCTTACTTATTGTTCCATCAATTCCAAACGTACCTTTTCCTCTATCAGAATCAGTACCTGCACAATGTATTTTACCCCAATCTAGATTTGTTGCAGACCAACCTGAAGTTCCTTTACGAAACACACCAGTCATATCACGAGGTTCGTTATTACTATAAAATGGTACTGGAACTAAACCTGCATCAACCATATTTAATTCAACATCAAGAACTCTTGAATCTTTTTTTATTTCTTCTGCCTGTTCAGCAGTCATATAGTATTGTGTGTTCCTACTTATAGGACGCTTCATATGAAGCTTATATCCATCGGAAGACATGTCACTATAGAACCCGTCTAAATCCTCATAATTTTTTAGAGTTACAACATAAACTTTTTCTGACATATTATCCCTCTAATTTTACAGCTGTTATAGTTACAGTTATAGCTTGAGTAGTATTACTCTTATTAACTACCTTTGCATATATTATTGCAGCAGGTGTAGTGTCATCATTCCATCCAAAAACTCCTGGTGTAAGAGCAACTGTTTGTGCTCCAGTCGTGATTACCTCAGCAAGAACACCTGATCCTGGTAATGGATCTGTCGTTTCATTTCTACCAGAATCAGCAGATCTAGATGAAGAATCTTTATACAATGTTACCCATGCAGCATCTGAAGTTTGAATTTTCAATAAAGCAAAAGTTTTAAATGCAGTAATACTAATAGTATCTGCTCCTCCATTTGCAATAGAATTGGTTGCTTGCTGAAAAGTTTGTCTTGAGGGAGTGCTACTACCTTGACTTAGAATAGTTATTGTCCCAAACATTGCAGGATGTGCTGTACACTGATAGTAAAGCGTATCAGGTGCATCCATTGGCACAATGAATGTTAAGGTAGTACCATTACCTGCATCTTGATTTGTTACACCACTGTTATATTGTGTACCACCACCTGCTTGAGCACCAGTAGATTGAATTCTAAATGGATGACCACCAGTATTATTAACAAATTTATATGTCTGACCTCTTACAAGGACAAGACTAGGATCATCTTGAGAAGTAGGAAATCCATCACCAGAAAATGTGTAATCGTTTGGTGCATTTGGTGCTGTGAGAGTCCATGTAATTGTTGGAGTTCCAGCTCCACCCCCTCCTCCTGATTGTGCTACCCAATCATAGTCAGATCCATTCCAACTTAAAACCTCACCAGTTGTAGCAGTAGCGGTATTCAAATGAGTATCTACATCACTATTAGCATAAGAACTACCACCTCCTGATTGTGCTACCCAATCATAGTCAGTACCGTTCCAACTTAAAACCTCACCAGTACTGGCAGTATTTTTGTTAAGATGAGTATCAACCTCAGCGTTAGTATAAGCACTTGTATCATCAGCTGCGGGTGCCCAAGATGATCCATTATATTTTAAAATTTGTCCTGAACTTACACCAGATGTGCTTACATCACTAAGATCGTTCAATCCAATGGCATCCCTACTCAAAACCTCACTGGTAATACTAAGTCCAGAACCTACTTTTATACCACCAAGTTGTGTTGATGACGCTACTGGAAGTACAAAACTACCAGTTACACCTTGTGCTTTCCAAGTTGTACCATCCCATCCCCAAGTAATACCAGAAGCGGT